TACTGCATCATCTGAAATAGAAGGTGTTTATCAAATTATTGAAAGAAACAGAGAGTTAGTACAAGATGAAGTAATTTCTTACATTTCATCTTCTTGGGTTGGATTTGAATACAATCAAGACAAATGTCATAGAGATGTTGGACACATTTTAGATGCTGTTGCAACTGACTTGAGATATGGTGGTAATGAACGAAGTGTAATTGCCGGTGAATACTATTGGAGATATCCATCTGATGCAACCGATGGACAAAAAATTGAAACTATTGATGGTATTGTACATGCTGCAAATGTAGTTCAAAAACTTATTCAAAATGTGGTACTACAACAACCTTCATCTGACAAATTAGAGATATGGAATTTAATTAGAAATAATAGAACTCTTATTCAAAATGAAACAACTGAATATATTGATTTTAGATATCCTTTCTTTACATACAATAGAGAAAAATGTAGAAGGGATGTTGGTCATATATTAGATGGTATTGCCACTGATTTATTATGGGGTGGTAACCAACGAAGTGTTAAGAGTGGAGAATTCTATTATTTATATCCATCTGAAGCAACAACTGTACAGATAGGTGAAACTATTGCTGGTATTAGATATGCTGAAAGTTTCTTAAAAAATATTATTATAAATAATTCAATAGAATCCCCATCAATAGTTTCAAATACTGATGGAAATATTAAAGTAACTTCATTTGAACCTACTTTATCTTCAATTGCATTAAGTGGTTCATATCAAACTGAAGTTAGTAAATCGGTTGATATTGTAACTGGAATTATAAAAACTGGAATTGAATCATTTACACCAACAACTGCAACTTACAATCCGGCAGATGGTGATTTTGTAATGACAATTTCTAAACATGGATTGAGTGTTGGTGATAGTATTTACTTACAACCTGAATCATTCACTTTCACTTGTGAAATGGATGGTAATAGAACGGAGCATAACTTACCTTCAGTTGGACAACCTGCTTACGATAATAGATTGACAATTAAATCTAAAACTGATAATACTATAACTGTAAATGTTGGTAAATCGGGTCCAAATGTAGAGTTCAACCCAACAACTGCATCTTATGACCCAGCAACTGGTGATTTTGTAGTAACTGTTGCAAGTCATAGTTTAAGTGTTGGTGAGGGTATCGTTATGGAAGCTGAATCATTTGCATTTACTTGTGATATGGATGATAACCAATCGGTTAAATCTTATCCAAGAGTAGGTATCGACCCTAAAGCAGTTCGCTCAATTCCTCTAACGGCTGTAACTGATACTACAATGACATTTAATGTAGGAGCATCAGGTCCTAATAAATACTTTACACCTGTATCTGCTTCATACAATGCTTTAAGTGGAGATATGACATTGACTGTTACTGAATCATTTGGTTTAGGAGTTTGTAGAAGTGTAGTATTGGAAGATGAATCATTCGCATTTACTTGTGACCAAGATGGTGATGCAACAACTCATTCTTATCCAAGACCAGGTTCAGACCCATATGCTGGAAAATCAATTGTTATCACTTCAGTTGGTACAACATCACATACTGTAACCGATGCACCTTATGATGCATCAACTGGTGATGTTACAATCACAATTTCAAATCACGGATTCTCAAATGGAGATTACATCAAATTAGATGATAACTCTCTAACTTATACTTGTGTGTTAGATGGTAATACAACTACCAAATCTTACCCAAGACCTAATTATGATTATCCAAGTGGAAGATGGTTAGAGATTTCAAATGTAACTACAAACACATTTGATATCAATATCGGTTCATCTCCATATGTGGGAGCACATACATTCGTATCTGCAACTTCTGATGGATTAGAAAGACAAGATGGTACATTTACAATTAATGTAGGTAATGCTGGTAGTGCTTCTGGTTCTTTACATACATTTGTATCTGCATCAAATAATGCAGTTAAACACGAACCTCAATCAGTACACACATTTGTGTCTGCATCAAATGGAGCATTGAAACATTTACCTCAATCAGCTCATACATTTGTTAGAACCCAAAGAGATTCAGTAAGTACATTACCTGTGTTAACTGAAAATATTGAGGGATTAGTTAAGATTACCGATACAACACAATTCACATCTGCAAATAGTGGTAGTGATATTGAATCTGCATATGTAACTCGAAGTGTAGGATTTATTAATGATATTATCAGATTAGGAACTGATGACATTCCATTTGCATTAGCAAAGTGGTATGATGATACATTAGATGTACCTCAAAACTTAACTACTGGTTCTTATGTAACAGCTAGTGGTACTTATACAACTGATACTGAATTTGGTATTGTAAGTTCTTCATTTGGTCAAATTATTAATATCATTGAAAATGGTACTGGTTCATTGCCAACATTAGAAACAAATACATCCAATCATATTAAAGTAACGAATGAAACACAATTTGTTTCTTCTATTAGTGGTTCATCTGTTGAGGTTTCTAAAGTAAATAGTAGTGTTGGTATTGTTGAAAATGTTGTTCAAAACGGATTGAGTGTATTACCAACTATTACATATAACAACTCTGATGTTGATAATTTAATAAAAGTAACTGATGTTTCACAAATTACATCTGAAAGCTTTGGTGATAGATTACAACAAAGATTAATATCATCTTCAATTTCGGTTGTAACTACAATTTTAGAAAATGGGACTGGTTCGTTGCCAACTATTGTTGAATATGATACACCATCCGAATCTCCAAAGACATTAGCTGCATATAACTTATTAAAAGATAATATAGGATTTATTCAAAGTGAATCAATTGCTTATTTAAGTTCTTCTTGGTCAACATTTGACTATAACCAAGACAAATGTGCAAGAGATATTGGATATATTATTTCAGGTGCAGCAGAAGATATGCTACATAATGCAAATTCTGCATCAGTAGTAAATGGTAAGTTCTACTATGAATATCCTTCTGAAGCTACTGGTTCTCAATTACAGCAAACATTGGATGGTATCAAGTATGCTGGTAGAATGGCAGAGAATATAGTAAGAGGGTATACTTATCAAACTGCATCTGTTCTTATTTCTGGTTCGGTTGAATTAATTAGAAACAATAAAGAATTTATTCAAGAAGAAACAATTGCATTTATTTCATCTTCTTGGGATAATTTTGATTACAACTCTGTAACTTGTAAGAGAGATGTTGGATATATTTTAGATGCAGTTGCAACTGACCTTCTTTATGGTGGAAATGAAAGAAGTGTAGTTGCTGGTAGATTCTATTATGATTACCCATCTGCTGCAATTGTAGGTGGTGTTCCTTCTGCGACAAGACAAAAAGACCCAACCGTAACTGCTATTGATTTTGTACAAGGAATTGCAACTGAAATAGTGAGTGGTGCAATATTTGTAACTTCATCAAATGAAGTTAAGTATGTTTATAACTCGATTAGAGAAAATAGAGAATTTATTCAAAATGAAACTATTGCATTTGTAAATGCTAAATATCCAAATTTTGAATACAACGAGGCAAGTTGTAGTAGAGATACTGGGTTTATTGTAGATGCTGTTGCAACTGATTTAAGATGGGGTGGAAACCAAAGAGCATTAACTGCTGGTGAATTCTATTATAGATTCCCATCTGAAGCAACTAATAATCAATTAGATGAAACTACTGATGCATTAATATATGCTAAAGATTTAATTGAAAAAATAATAGATAAGGAAACTTTATTTGTTCCAACTGGAAGTTTGAATACTGATAATGCAATTAAAGTAACAAATCTATCACCTGCAACTGGTGGTAGTGTAACTGATATTAGTATTCTTAATACAATTTCATCTTCATTTGCAATCGTATCAGATGCAATCGCAAATGGAACAGGTTCAACACCGACTGCTTCACTATATGGCCCTGCCTTAACAGATTCAGATATCGTAACTGCACATGCATTGATTACTGCAAGTGTTCCATTTATACAAACTGAAGTTGTAGAATATATCTCATCTTCTTGGGTAGGATTTGATTATGATGATGTCAAATGTGCTAGGGATGTTGGGTATATTGTAAATGGTGTAGCAAGTGATTTACTTTATGGTGTAGTTTCTGCATCGGTAGTAAATGCTAAATACTATTATGAATTCCCATCTGAAGCAACTTCTTCACAATCACAGCAAACAATTGATGGTATTAATTATGCATACCAATTGACCGAACAAATTGTAAAAGGTGTAACATTTACTAACCCATCTACTCAACTTTCTGCATCGGTTGAATTAATTAGAAACAACAGAGAGTTTATTCAATCAGAATCTATTTCTTATTTAAGTTCATCTTGGGAAGGATTTGAATATGTAGAAGCAACTTGTAGAAGAGATGTAGGACATATTGTAGACGCCGTTGCAACTGACCTTCTTTATGGTGGTAACCAAAGAAGTAAGATTGCAGGTGAGTTCTACTACAAATATCCTTCATCTGCAACATCAACTCAATTAGAACCAACTACAACTGGTATTAAGTACGCCGGTGATGTTGCAAGTAAATTAGTACAAAACGAAATATTCGTAACTGCATCTGCTGAAAGATTAGCTGGTAACAAAGTAATTTTAGATAACAAAGAATTTATTCAAAATGAAGTAATTGCATATATTTCTTCTTCGTGGAGTACATTTGATTACAATGAAGATAAATGTAAGAGAGATACTGGTTACATCTTAAATGGTGTAGCAACTGACTTCTTATATGGTGGTAATGAGAGAAGTAGAGTAAATGGTGAATACTATTACTTATACCCATCAAACGCAACAGTTAATTTCCAAAATAATACGAATGGTCAATTAAATCAAACTATTGATGGTATTAATTATGCAAGTTCATTGGCACAAAAAGTAATGGAAAATACAATTTTTGTCACTGCTTCAGCTGAAGTAAGTGGTGCTGTTGAATTATTAAGAAATAATAGAAGTTTTATTCAAAACGAAACTATTGAATTTATCTCATCTTCTTGGAGTAATGTAACTTATAATGAAGATAAATGTAGAAGAGATACGGGATATATTGTTGATGCTGCAGTAACTGACCTTCTTTATGGTGGAAATGAAAGAAGTGTAACTGCTGGGTTGTATTATTGGCGATATCCATCAAGAGCAACTCAAGGAGGTACACCATCTGAAGCAAATCAATTAGACCCAACTGTTGATGGAATTAGATTTGCAAATGGAACTTCACAAAATATTGTTCAAAATTTAGAATATTCACAACCATCGGTTGATATTTTAAATGGTATTGACTTGTTAAGAGGAAACACAACATTTATTCAGAAAGAAACAATTGCATATTTATCATCATCATGGAGTGAGTTTGAATATAATGAGGTTAGTTGTAGTAGAGATTTAGGATACATCATTGATGCAGTTGCAACTGATTTGAAGTATGGTGGTAACGAACGAGCAGTACAGGCTGGTACTTTTTATTACTACATCCCTTCAATTGCAACAACAGAGCAAAAACCACAAACAACTGATGGTATTGATTTCTCTAAAGGACTTGCAGAAAAGGTGATAACACAAAAACAATTAGTTTTCCCATTCTTATTAAATAAAAATGGAGCAAATGCATTGAGAAATGCAAAGAAAACTCTTCAAGGTAAGGCTATTTCGTATACAAATGCGGCATTCCCTAACTTTGAATATAACGAAGAAAAATGTTATAGAGATACTGGTTTCATTGTAGATGCTATCGCAACCGATATTATCTATGGTGGTAACGAAAGAAGTATCAGAGCAGCTCAATCATATTACAATGGTGTATATGGAAGTGCAGCTGTGGTTATAAATGAACAAAAGAAAGAAACGGCTGAAACTAATAGATATTTAAGAACACAATTCCAATTCATTGCAAGACAGGCACCTGTTGAAGAATTTGGTTCTTTGATAATTACTACTGGACACGATTTCTCTTATGCAGGCTCGGGTGTAACTTATAAAGCATTACCTCCTAACCAAGGTGGTGATGGTATACCAGACCCAAGTAAAGAGGTTGTAGAAGTAGCAGGAGGTAGAGTATTCTTTACTTCTGGTAACGAACTTGGTGACTTTAGAATTGGTGCAGGTCTGATTATTAAACAGGCTTCAGGTACTTTAGAGGGTAGAACATTCTCTCGTTCACTATTCTCATTAGTAACTCCATTCTCATTGGCACTACAAGATTAAAAATAAAAAAATATGGCAGAAGAATTAATTCCATTAAACTCATTTAAGTCGGTACTAACCACTTTAACTGGTGATGATGATGTTGTATATAAAACTCCAACTGGTGTTTCTACAATTGTCTTATCAGCACAGATTACAAATACGGGAACTACAAATACACCTGTGACAATTAAGATGACAAGTAATAGGGAACTTCCAGTTCCTCAACTTTCTTCAATTGTTAATAGTGGTAGTTTTACAAGTGCATCTGCTTTGATTGCAAAAAATCAAACTTTTATTGAAAAGGAATCTGCTGCATATATCAACTTTCAAAATAATTTGGAACAATTACCATTTAGTTTTACATCATCATTTTTTGAGGGATATGTAAGAACTGCCGTAGATGGAGTTGAGGCGGATTTAATTGAAGGTGGTACATTGCAAAGTAAAAAAGCAGCATTATCATTTTACAATAAAAATGGTGAAATCACTATTAGAGATGACTATTTTACGGCATCATATGAAGGTATAGATTATGCGAATTTATTGACCCAACAGATACTTATAAATGAATCGGTTACAGGTTCAGCAAGTATAACTCGATTGTATCAAGATAGTGTAACACAATCAATAGATACATCATTGGTAGCAGAGAGTGGTTCAATAAGTGCGTCTATTGGTTTATTAAATGCAATTTCAGAAACACTTTCAAATCCAACAAGAGTTTTACAAGAACCTGTTGATTTAATCACAAATGTTGAAATTCCTGCAGGCGATTCATTATCACCAATTGTAGCAGGTAAATTGGTACTTGAACAAGATTTTTCACTAATTGTATCAGGTTCTACGAATTTAACCGTGATTTTATCGATTCTTGAAAGTGCAAACGAATAATTATATATTAATAACCAACATAATAAATGAGCCAATTATTAAGTGGAAAGGTTAAGGTAGTACGCCCATCCGATGTTTCGGAGGATAGGTATGAGTATCTACGATTGAATGAAGCTGAACCAAACCTCGGAGTTCCGGAGAGTGGTTCAATTTCATCTGGCTCCATCGCGCTTGTAGCGTCTGATGCGGATGGAAATCGTTTATTTGTTACAACACTTCAATTAGACCAAGTAACCGGCTCATTCAGCGGTTCTTTTGCAGGAGATGGCTCTGAATTAAATAATCTTCCAGATGTAGAACAATTAAGAAGTGGTTCAGTATCCGCATCGATTGCCCCAAACACAGGATTTTTGGTAAATGTATCATCATCATTTGATGGTGATATGGATGTCAATGGGGATATTCGAGTAACGGGTGACTTAATTGTTGATAATCGTATTGTTGCACGAGAACTTATTGTTGATATTATATCATCATCTATCGTATTTTCATCAGGCTCAAATAGATTCGGTAGTGATGTAAGTGATATTCAAGAATTTACAGGTTCGGTTCAAGTAACTGGTTCATTGGATGTAATTGGTGATGTAGGTGTAACTGGTTCAATATCAATCACATCTGGTTCAACTTTTAGTGGTAGTGGTGAGGATTTATTTAATATTCCTCGTTCTGCACTTGCACCAGATGCATTAGTATCAAATCTTATATCAACTGGTTCCGTAACTGCATCAGTTTCAACTGATGGTGTATTTAAAGTATTTAGTACTGGTTCGGTAACTTCTGAATTTAGTGGAAGTGTATTTGTTAGTGGTGGTTTACAACTTAATAGTGGGTCATCATTTAGTGGTAGTGGTGAAAATTTATTTAATATACCAAAATCAGCACTTACAGATGATGCATTACTTTCAAATTTAATAACAACTGGCTCGGTAACGGCTTCAGTTTCCCAAGATGGATTCTTTAGAGTATTCTCTACTGGTTCAGTAACAACTGAATTAAGCGGCAGTGTATTTGTAAGTGGGAATCTTCAATTAAATAGTGGTTCATCCTTTAGTGGTAGTGGTGCTAATTTATTTGACATTCCTCGTTCTGCACTAACTGAAGACGCATTAGAAACAAATTTAATTATTAGTGGTGCAGTAACTGCATCGGTTGACCCACAGGATGGATTTATAGTAACTTCTGAAGCAAGTGGTTCTACTTTCTTTGGTGATGTTAAATTATCATCTGGTTCGGTGTTTAGTGGTAGTGGTGAAGAATTATTTAATATTCCTCGTTCTGCTCTAACAGAAGATGCACTTCTTTCAAATCTAATCACAACTGGTTCAGTAACAGCATCCGTTTCGTTAGATGGATTCTTTAGAGTACAGTCTACCGGTTCAGTAACTTCTGAATTTAGTGGTTCTGTATTCGTGAGTGGTGCTGTACAACTTAATAGTGGTTCGGCATATAGTGGTAGTGGTAAAGATTTATTTGATATTCCATTTGCAGCACTTTCAACTGATGCTCAAGAATCAATTACTGCTTTAGTATCGAGAGAGGCAATATTTATTGCTAGTGGTTCGGTAACTGCATCAACCGAAGATAATCAATTTACTGTAATATCTACTGATAGTGGTTCATTGTTTGATGGTGATGTAAAATTAGTATCTGGCTCGGTATTTAGTGGTAGTGGTAGAGACCTTTTCGATATCCCCCGTTCAGCACTAACTGAAGATGCTTTATTATCCACGGAAATTGCAAGTGGTTCGGTAACTGCTTCTGTTTCACCTGTTGATGGGTTTGTAGTTACTTCGGTAGATAGTGGTTCAACATTTTTCGGAGATGTAAAACTTTCAAGTGGTTCGGTATTTAGTGGTAGTGGTGAACAATTATTTAATATACCAAGAACTGCTCTTACAGATGATGCATTGATTTCAAACTTAATTTCTACTGGGTCCGTAACTGCATCAGTAACAACTGATGGTTTCTTCAGAGTACAAGGTACAGGTTCAGTAACAACTGAATTAAGTGGGTCACTTTTAGTTAGTGGTAATGTAAATCTAATTAGTGGTTCATCTTTTAGTGGTAGTGGTGAAAACTTATTTAATATACCACGAAGTGCACTCGTTGAGGATGCATTAATATCAAACTTAATCACAACAGGTTCAGTAACTGCATCAATTGATGAGGGTGGATTCTTTAGAGTATTCGGAACGGGCTCAGTTACTTCTGAATTTAGTGGTTCTGTAATAGTAAGTGGAAATATTGAAATACCAAGTCAAAGTGGATTCTTTAGTGGTAGTGGTGAAGGATTATTTAATATTCCTCGTTCTGCACTCGTTGAAGATGCACTTCTTTCAAATTTAATAACAACTGGTTCTGTAACAGCATCGGTTTCAACTGATGGTATATTTAAAGTATTTTCAACTGGCTCGGTAAAATCAGAATTTACTGGTAGTGTAAATGTAACAAATGACATAACTGCAGATAAAATAACAGCAAATGAATTTACAGGCTCATTTAGTGGTTCAGTTGCTGGAGATGGTTCACAACTTAATAACATTCCACAATCTGCATTATCAGAAGATGCATCAAGAATAGCAAGTGGTTCTGCTACAGCATCTATTTCACCTAATTTAGGGTTTATAGTAAACACTTCGGGCTCAATTCAAGGTGATTTGAATATTGACAATGATTTATTTGTTGGTGGTAGAATTACTGCAGAAGAAATTTTTGTAAACTTTATATCATCATCTGTTGTAATATCTACTGGCTCAAATGTATTTGGTGATGATTCAAATACGGATACACAAAAATTATTTGGTGAAACTACAATTGAAGGTAATGTAACTGCAAGTGGATTTGTTACATCAAGTGGTTTTGTTGGAGATGGTTCTCAATTATTTAATATTCCACAATCTGCACTGTCAGAAGATGCCACAAGAATTGCGAGTGCATCGGTAACTGCATCAGTTAGTCCAGTTGATGGATTTGTGGTAACATCTGAAGCAAGTGGTTCACTTTTTATTGGAGATGTACGATTAGAAAGTGGTTCGGTATTTAGTGGTAGTGGTAGAGATTTATTCGATATACCAGAATCTGCTCTTGCATTTGAAATAAGTAGAATTACAAGTGGTTCTGTAACGGCATCGGTTGACCCACAAGAAGGATTTGTTGTAAATACTTCTGGGTCTATTCAAGGTAATTTAGTTGTTGATAATGAACTATCTGCATCGGTATTTAGTGGTAGTGGTGCGGGTCTATTTAACATTCCACTTTCGGCAATTACTGAAGAAGCATTTAGAATTGCAAGTGGTTCAGTAACTGCATCAGTTTCTCCTAACTTTGGATTCCAAGTAAACTCAACGGGTAGATTTGAAGATAGTGTAACTATTAGTGGTAGTTTAATAGTTTCTTCATCACAAGATATTGTACCAACTGGTTCTATAAACAAAGTATTTAATATCACTAATAATGGCTCGAGTGATTATACTTTTACAGGTGGTGCAACAGGAAATGACCCAGAGTTAACTCTTGTAAAAGATGTAACTTATACATTTAATGTAAATGCAAGTGGTCATCCATTCTATATAAAATCAGCACCAGGTACAGATTTATCAAATGTAATAACTGGTTCTCAATTCTCTGGATTTAATGGTACTGATAATGGTTCATTTACATTCACACCAACTGGTAGTAGTGTAACACTTTACTATAATTGTAGTATTCATACTGCAATGGGTAACTCAATTTCATTAGTTGACAAACTTTATGAAGATGAAGTGCCAAATAGAATTAGTGGACAAACAATTGTAAGTGGTAATTTAGATGTAACAGAAGGAATTGACACAACTATTGTAATTGCAAATGAATTTAGTGGTTCGTTTAGTGGTAGTGGTGCAAACTTATTTGATATCCCACTATCAGCACTTGCGGAAGATGTTGAAAGAAGAACATTTATTGCTAGTGGCTCGGTAACAGCATCAACAGACCCATCAATTGGATTTAATGTAAACACTTCGGCATCTATACAAGGTGATACTGATATAGATGGTGGACTTAATGTATCTGCATCTATATTTTACGAAAGTGTTCCAGTATCACATTCTGTGGTTGTATCTGGTAGTACATTATATCAAATAGATGGTGTAAATCAAAAAACAATATTAGTTGTAAGGGGTAACTCTTATTACTTTGACTTATCGGATAGTAGTAATTCATCAAATACTTTTAAACTTTCTACAACTGATGGTGGTTCTCACAATTCTGGTGTAGAATATACAGATTTTGTAGTTAGTAGTAGTGTTTCTCCTGGAAATACTGATGCATTTTTAAGTTTTATTCCAACAGGAAGTACTCCTAATAACTTATATTATTATTCATCAGAAAGTGTAGACTTTGGTGGATTAATAAAGGTATTTGATTCAATACCTGAAATAACAAGAAATATTTTTGAAGGTGATGTAGATATAACAGGTAGTTTATCAGTTACCGAAACTATAAATGCAAATAAAGTAATTGCAGATGAATTTAGTGGTTCATTCTCTGGTTCATTTGTAGGGGATGGTTCTCAATTAAGAAATGTTCAAGCAGAATTATCACCAGTAATATCAAGTGGTTCAGTAACTGCATCTGTTGAAAGTGGAGATTCATTCATTGTAACAACTGCTGCAACTGGCTCTGCAATTGGTTCAAGATTTACTGGTTCGGTTGATGTAACTGGTTCAGTAATTGCAGATTTCTTTGTTGGGGATGGTTCACAATTACAAAATGTACAAGCTGCAGCTGCCCCTCTTATTGCGAGTGGTTCTGCTACTGCATCGGTTCAAAGTGGTGATACATTTATTGTAACATCCAAAGTGAGTGGTTCACAATTTACTGGTTCGGTTAATGTTACTGGTTCATTTAGTGTTGATGATGGTGTAATTAGTGGTGATGGTAGTGGTATTACAAATATTTCAATTGCAAACTTAGCACTTAAATTAGATAGATTAGAGAGTGGGTCTGCAACCGCATCATTAGTAGATAACGAATTTAAAGTATTTGACCAAGGTGTTACTGCGAGTGTACTTACATCTTTAAGTGGTTCACTTAATGTATCCGAATCTCTGAATGTCGGTGGTATTATTACTGGTGATGGTAGTGGTATTACTAATATTGATATTGCAAATTTAGCAATTGATTCATCAAAAATATTCACAGGTTCAGTTTCAGCATCAGTTTCTGAAGATGGATTCTTCAGAGTATTTGATAATGTAGGTGGGGCAGTAACTTCGGAATTTAGTGGTTCGGTTTATATTTCAGAATCAATCTCGGCATCAGTCTATCGTGGTGATGGTAGTGGACTTTATAACATTCCTCTTGATGCACTTGAAGATTTACAATTAGATAGAATTATTTCTGGTGCTACTCAAGCAGTTGTATCACCTGATGATGGTTTAGTTGTAAACAATCAAATTAGTGGTACATTATTCGTTGGTGATGGTGGTGGATTGTTCAATATCCCTGCTGAGGCATTAGAAGATTTATCATTACCTCTTATCATTAGTGGTGGTATTAGTGCATCAGTTGACCCAATTGGTGGATTTAAAGTATTCTCTCCATTTAGTGGTTCAACATTTGAAGGTAATATAACAATTCCATCGGGTAGTGGATTCTTTAGTGGTAGTGGTGAAGGATTATTTAATATTCCTGCTGATGCAATTGAAGGTTTAGACCAAAGTAGAATTTTAAGTGGTTCGGTAACTGCATCAACAAATCCTGATGATGGATTTGTAGTAACTTCAATAGAGAGTGGTTCAACATTCTTTGGTAATGTTGATTTCAAAAATGATATTAGTGCATCTAAAATATTTGCAAGAACTGAAGTATTTACACCAAGAATTACTTCATCGTTTGTAGGACCATATCAAGGTGAAAATCAAGGAATTGATATACCAGATGATTTAGATATTTTAGTATTCGATGCTGATGCAAATAAGTTTAGACCTGTAACACAATTTGGTGATACTGCAGTATTCCCATTCTCTGATGTAACTCAAGTAACTTTCCAACATAATTTCGGAATAGATTATCCTGTTGTTCAGATTTATGAAACTGGTTCAAATGGAATGATTATTCCACAGGCAATAGAATCAATCAATAGTTCATCAGTCAGAGTAACATTTAGTGGATTGACAAGTGGTCAGGCAGTAATTGGTACTGGTGGTAGATTATCTGGATTTGTTCAAGGTTCTGATGTAGTGGGAACGGTACTTTCTGCATCATATGCAGAATTTGCAAAAAATGCTGCAACTGCATCAAACATATTAGGGTTTGATTCTGCTTCATTAGCAGAACTTGCAAATTTAGATAACTATGTAAGAAATGACCAAACTGCATCGATGACTGTACTTTCGGCCTCATTTGCCGAAACTGCGTCATTTGCAATCAATGCCGGTGATTTTGACACTTCATTATTTGTAAGAACAGACCAAACGGCTTCGATGACAGTTTTATCTGCATCATATGCATTATCTGCATCTTATGCTATAAATGCTGTATCTGCTGAAGATTATGTGAAAAATGACCAAACTGCATCGATGACTGTACTTTCATCATCTTATGCAGCAACCGCGTCATTTGCATTAAATGCTGGTGATTTTGTTGGAGAGAATTTCTTACCAAATACGGGAACTGCATCATTTGAAGGTAGATTAGAAATAACTGGTAGTTTAGGTGTAACTGGTAGTGTAGAATTCTTTGGATTAGAAGAAGGAACATCAGATACAGTATTAGTATTAAATGAAACTACAAATAGAATAGAAACAAGACCAGTAACTGCAGTAAGTGGTACAAGTGGTACAAGTGGAACTCGTGGCTCAAGTGGTTCATCTGGTACAAGTGGTACAAGTGGTTCAACTGGCTCTGCAGGTACAAGTGGAACATCTGGTAGTGGAGGTACATCTGGTACATCTGGTACATCTGGTACATCCGGTACATCTGGAACAAGTGGAACATCTGGTAGTGGAGGAACATCGGGCACTTCGGGTACGAGTGGAACGAGTGGTACTTCGGGCACAAGTGGAACTTCAGGAACATCAGGCTCAAGTGGAACTGCTGGAACTTCTGGAACGAGTGGAACAAGTGGAACATCTGGTACATCAGGCTCAAGTGGAACAAGTGGTTCGAGTGGAAGTAGTGGTTCAAGTGGTTCAAGTGGAAGTAGTGGTTCAAGTGGTACAACTGGTTCTGCCGGAACTTCCGGTACAAGTGGTACAAGTGGAACTTCTGGTACAAGTGGTACTTCGGGAACGAGTGGAACATCAGGTACTGCTGGTAGAGAAGGTGGTAGATTATATATAGTAAATCAAGATGGATTTAATTATTCATTTGATGGATATGCTGGAAACTTCCCAACACTAACTGTTGTAAGGGGAGAACTTTATTATTTTGATGTTAGTGGTGTGAGTTCATCTCATCCATTTGCATTAAGATTGGCAAGTGAAAGTACAACAGCAGTTCCTGGTACAACAAACAATGACCCAACAAATGGAAAACATAGTACATCAGTATTAATTGAATACAGAGTACCTGAAGATGCACCGGATAGTATAGTTTACCAATGTGTAAACCATGCATCAATGATTGGAACTATTGAGATTGTTGACAAGCATGGTACAAGTGGAACTTCTGGTTCATCTGGTTCATCTGGTGCAAGTGGAACTTCTGGTTCATCTGGTTCATCTGGCTCAAGTGGTTCATCTGGCTCAAGTGGTTCATCGGGCAGTTCAGGCTCAAGTGGTTCGGATGGTTCATCTGGTTCATCTGGCTCAAGTGGAAGTAGTGGTTCATCTGGTTCAAGTGGTTCGAGTGGAAGCAGTGGCTCAAGTGGTACAAGTGGTAGTTCTGGAAGTTCTGGCTCAAGTGGTTCTTCTGGTTCAACAGGTTCTGCAGGTTCAAGTGGTACAAGTGGTCAAGATGGTGAAACTGGTTCATCTGGTTCTGCAGGTACGAGTGGTACAAGTGGTACGAGTGGCTCAAGTGGAAGTAGTGGAACAAGTGGAACAACGGGTACTGCAGGAACGAGTGGAACAAGTGGTACTTCGGGTGCACAAGGTTCAAGTGGTTCAGCCGGTACAAGTGGAACGAGTGGAACATCTGGTACGAGTGGAAGTAGTGGAACAACTGGTTCAGCAGGTACTTCGGGTACAAGCGGTACAAGTGGAACGAGTGGAACGAACGGAACATCGGGTACAAGTGGAACTTCAGGCACATCGGGTACTTCTGGTACAAGTGGAACTGCCGGAACTTCGGGTACATCTGGTACAAGTGGTACGAGTGGAAGTAGTGGAACTTCTGGCTCAAGTGGAAGTAGTGGTACAAGTGGTACGAGTGGAATAAGTGGTAGCTCAGGAACAAGCGGAACATCTGGTTCATCCGGTACATCTGGAAGTAGTGGTTCGGCAGGTTCGAGTGGTACTTCGGCCGAAGGAAGTAGTGGTACATCTGGTACATCTGGTGCACAAGGAACTTCTGGTTCTGCAGGTTCATCTGGTTCATCTGGCTCAAGTGGTACAAGTGGAACAAGTGGAAGTAGTGGTTCATCTGGCACGAGTGGTTCAAGTGGAAGTAGTGGTACGAGTGGCTCAAGTGGAACAAGTGGTTCAAGTGGTACATCTGCAGAAGGAAGTAGTGGTACGAGTGGAACAAGTGGAACATCTGGTTCAAGTGGAAGTAGTGGAACAAGTGGTATTACTGGCTCAAGTGGAACAAGTGGAACATCTGGTTCAGTAGGAACAAGTGGTAGCTCAGGAACATCAGGAACATCTGGCTCAAGTGGAACTGATGGAACTGGTGGTTCGAGTGGAACTTCGGGTACGAGTGGAAGTAGTGGAACATCTGGTTTAGATGGTACATTCTTTGGTTCATCTGGTTCAAGTGGAACATCTGGTGTTGATGGAGCTGCAGGTTCAAGTGGTACGAGTGGTGCAAGTGGTTCATCGGGAACTTCTGGTACGAGTGGTCAAGATGGTACTTTCTTCGGAAGTAGTGGTACAAGTGGAACGAGTGGAACGAGTGGAAGTTCTGGTACATCGGGCTCGAGTGGCAGTTCGGGTACAAGTGGTATTGGTTCTGATGGTACATCGGGTACGAGCGGTGTAGATGGTACATTTGCTGGAAGTAGTGGTTCAAGTGGTACGAGTGGAACGAGTGGAATTAGTGGAACTTCGGGTGTATCTGGTACAGCAGGAACTTCGGGTACAAGTGGTGTAGATGGTACTTTCTTTGGAAGTAGTGGAAGTAGTGGTACGAGTGGAACAAGTGGTGCTGGTACATCGGGTACTTCGGGCACAAGTGGAACTTCGGGTACTTCTGGGTTAGATGGTACATTCTTTGGTTCAAGTGGTACAAGCGGAAGTAGTGGAACTTCGGGTACTTCTGGTGCAGGAACATCTGGTTCATCTGGTTCATCGGGTACGAGTGGTATTGATGGTACTTTCTTTGGAACATCTGGAACTTCGGGCACGAGTGGTACGAGTGGTATTGGTTCAAGTGGTACATCTGGTACAAGTGGTATAAGTGGAACAAGTGGTACATCGGGTACAAGTGGAACGAGTGGTGCTGATGGTACTTTCTTTGGTTCTTCGGGTACATCTGGTACATCTGGTACAAGTGGTACATCGGGTACTGGTGGTACAACAGGTACGGCTGGAACATCTGGAACTTCTGGTTTAGATGGTACTTTATTTGGAAGTAGTGGTACAAGTGGAACTTCAGGCACGAGTGGTACGAGTGGAGAAAGTGGAAGTGCTGGTACATCTGGTACAAGTGGTATATCTGGAACCGATGGTGTAGATGGTACATTCTTTGGTTCAAGTGGTACGAGTGGTACATCTGGTTCAAGTGGTACTTCTGGTGCTGGTACTGATGGTTCTGCTGGTTCAAGTGGTACGAGTGGTACAAGTGGATTGGATGGAACTTTATTTGGTTCAAGTGGTACTTCTGGAACAAGTGGAAGTAGTGGAACAAGTGGAGCTAATGGTACTGATGGTTCAACGGGCTCTGCTGGTACTTCGGGTACTTCTGGTACAAGTGGATTGGATGGAACTTTATTTGGTTCTTCAGGTACTTCTGGCACATCGGGTTCATCGGGTACATCTGGTTTAGGTGGTTCAAGTGGTTCAAGTGGTTCAAGTGGTACTTCTGGTTTAGATGGTACTCTATTTGGTTCATCTGGTTCAAGTGGCTCAAGTGGAAGTAGTGGTACTTCTGGTGCGGGTACGGATGGTTCAGCAGGTTCATCTGGTACAAGTGGTTCGAGTGGTTCATCTGGTGTTGATGGTGCAATAGAAATAGCAACCGATGGTGCAGATAGAGTTCTTACTGCAGATGGTGATGGAACTGCAACTGCAGAGGCTAATTTAACATTTGATGGTAACTTATTAGATATAACGGGTGATTTAGATGTAAGTGATGCTACATTCTCTACAAGATTCCATGAAAACTATAACAACATAGGAAATGCAAGTGGAACAGTGACTATTAATTTAGAAACTGCAAATAATTTCAGAATTAATAGAACAGGAAATATTACAACACTTAATATTTCAAATCCACCAAATGGTCCTCGTGCAATTGGATTTACATTATTATTAGAAGATGGAGGTAGTGGTGCAACAGTTCAATGGCCTGCAAATATAGAGTGGGCAAATGGTGCAGCACCTACACTAACAACGAGTGGAAAAGATATATTAGTATTCTATACTTATGATGGTGGAATTACATATTATGGATTCTTGAGTGCGAATAATGTAAGTTGATGAATAGTTATGAGTATAGCAAGAAGATTAATTTCAATAGAAGCAGGACAAGTGAGACCTTTTAAATTTACAATACAGACCGGTGGGGCAAATACTCTATATGAGTTACCATTAACTTCACCAAATGGAAAACAACCAAATATAACAGTTGATTGGGGTGATAGTAGTAGTACTACAACAATAACATCGGCAGCATCATCCAATCGATTTCATACATATTCAACTGCAGGGACATATCAAATTATAGTCAATGGATATTGCCCTGGATTTAATGTAAATAATAATTCATCATATAAAGGATTATATCGAACTATTGATGATTGGGGTGTGGTTGAATTTGAACAAATAGATTTTTATGGATGTAATAACTTAACATATATCCCAAATAATAGTGGTGTTGCAACCCTAAATGAGGGATTAAATACAGTTTTAAGATTTGATTCAACATTTAGACAAACCGGAATAACATCAATTCCATCTGGCTTGTTTAGTTATTCATCAAATGTTAAATCATTTGTAGATACATTTGTATTCTGTACAGGTGTATCATCAATCCCAACTGGATTGTTCGATAATAATACACAGGTAACCTCATTTTCTGGTACATTTAATGCATGTTTAGCACTAACATCAATTCCTGATGGATTGTTTGATAATAATCAAATAGTTGCAAACTTTTCATCAGTATTCAGAAACTGCAGGGCTTTAACTGCAATACCAGATAATTTCTTTACAAATAACCAACAAGTTACAACATTTGCTAATGCATTTAATATGGCAACTACTGCAAATCAACTTGGTGGAACAACTCCAACCGATACACCGAGTGGTGATGAGATTTGGGAAAGAACTTCATCTCCGGTTGGTACTGATTGTTTTGCATTTTGTAATGGATTAACAAATTTTGCATCAATACCTTCAACATTTAAATAAAATATTATGTATCTAAAAGTTTCAGGCTCAAATATAACTTACCCATATTCAATTCAACAATTAAAGTTGGATAATCGGAATATAAGCTTTCCATCTACAATATCGGATAGTTTATTAGAAACTTTTGGTGTATATAAAGTTGAACTTAAAGATAGTGGATATGATAATGATGACACTAAAGATGTAGTTGAGATAACACCAACTTTATCTGGCTCTATTTATGTACAGACATACGAAGTGAGTGATGCAAACGAAGAAACTATAAATAAAAGAAAAGAAATTAAATGGTCTGAAGTAAGAAGTACACGAAATACTTTATTAGCTGAATCAGATTGGACACAATTCCAAGATTCACCGATAACAGGTTCTTCTTTAACTGATTGGCAAACATATAGACAATCACTTCGAGATATAACAAATCAATCAGACCCATATAATATTACATGGCCAACAAAACCCTCATAAACAAAAAACTTAATATTTATATCAAATAAGGATTTATTATGAGAATAGATGGCCCAAGTTTTTCTGGTTCGATTACCCAAGCTCCATCGGCATATGCTGAATTAAGTGGTTCATTTACTGGTTCATTTACTGGTTCACTTAGCGGTTCGTTTGTTGGTGATATTACGGTTGAACAGGCAGAATTTGGTGATTTAACAATTAGAGAAACTTTAACAGTTGGTACAACAAATTCAGAAGGAATCACTAATATAATTAATAGTGGTTCTGTTGAAGTTAGTGGTTCGGTTAATATAACAGAAGGTAATTCATTTACAGTTGATGGTGTAGATGTTTTAGATTCTGCATTAGCATTCTCAATAGCATTAGGATAAAAATATGGCAAATACATTTAAAAATAGTATAAAAGGCCCTGCAGGAACGGGTGGATTAAATGTTTATACAACTCCGGCTGCTACATCAACTACCGTGATTGGTGTAAATGTGGCAAATATTGTATCTCAAAATATTTATGTAGATGTACAAGTAACTGATAACTCTGCTGGAGTTACTAAATATTTAGTAAAAGGTGCAGTTATCCCAAATGGTTCATCTGCTGTTTTAGTAGGTGGTGACCAAAAAGTAGTTTTGGAAGCAAATGATTCAATGACAGTAACATCTAATGTAAATAGTTCGGCAGATGTAATTGTTTCAGTATTAGAGATATCATAAATAGAGGTTAATGGAATACGGAGGAAAGAACCCAAACGGAATAAATCAGGTCAGTCAAAGTTTACTTTCGATTGATGTACAAGGTATAGAGCAGGTTAATATATCAACATCTTCGGTTGATATTAATACATCTTTAAATGTAGAGGGTGGTATTACTGCATCTTCATTTAGTGGTTCGTTTACTGGTTCATTCAAAGGTGATGGTTCTCAATTAGAAAGTATTCCAACAACAGCACTTACTGGTGATATTTCAAGAATAGCAGAAGGAAATGCAACTGCATCGGTATCTAATGGTACAACTTTAGAAATAAATGTCAATACAAATATAGATGGTATTGTATCTGCATCCCTTTATAGAGGTGATGGTGGTGGTTTATATAATGTACCTGCTGATGCAATTGGTGACATTGATAGATTAAAATCTGGTTCTGCAGAAGCAGTAATTTCTCCAAACAATGGATTACAAGTAAATGTAGCAACTGATATAGATAATACATTAGATGTAACGGGTAATACTACATTAGATAGTGATTTAAGTGTTGGTAATAATGCTACAATAACAAATGATTTAACAGTTGGTGGAACTATAACATCAACTGAATTAATAACAACTTTTGTATCATCATCAGTAATTTATGCATCTGGTTCGAATGTGTTTGGTGATGAATCTTCAGATACACATCAATTCACAGGTTCAGTTTTAATTAAAGATTCGGTTGTAATTCCAGTCTTTAGTTCAGAACCTGCAGGTGGACAAATCGGACAATTATATTATAACGATACTGACACAAACATTTATAGATATACATCAACTGGTTGGGAAGAAGCTGCAGGTACTGCTGGAACAAGTGGTACGAGTGGAACAAGTGGAACTTCTGGTTCATCTGGTTCTTCTGGCTCAAGTGGCTCAAGTGGTTCGAGTGGCTCAAGTGGTGTAAGTGGAACTTCGGGTTCATCTGGTTCATCTGGTTCTTCGGGCTCAAGTGGTTCAAGTGGTTCAAGTGGAAGTTCGGGTTCAAGTGGCTCGAGTGGAAGCAGTGGAAGTAGTGGTACTGATGGTAGTGCCGGTACTGATGGTTCTGCAGGTTCAAGTGGAAGTAGTGGAAGTTCGGGCTCAAGTGGTTCAAGTGGTTCTTCTGGTAGTGGTGGTTCAAGTGGAAGCAGTGGTTCAAGTGGAAGTAGTGGTAGTTCTGGTACATCGGGCTCTGGTGGTTCGAGTGGTATAGATGGTCCACAAGGCCCACAGGGTAACCCTGGTACATCTGGCTCAAGTGGTTCATCGGGTAGTTCTGGTTCAAGTGGAGAAGATGGTGCACCTGGTACAAGTGGTTCATCGGGGTCATCAGGCTCATCTGGTTCGAGTGGTAGTAGTGGTTCTTCTGGTATAGATGGTGTTGGTGGTGAATCTGGTTCAAGTGGTAGCAGTGGTTCATCTGGCTCAAGTGGTAGTAGTGGTTCGAGTGGTTCAAGTGGTATAGATGGAAATCCTGGAACGAGCGGAAGTAGTGGTTCAAGTGGTTCGAGTGGAACGAGTGGTAGAGATGGTGCATCTGGTGAAGGTGGTACGCCTGGTACATCGGGTAGTAGTGGCTCAAGTGGTTCATCTGGCTCAAGTGGTTCATCGGGCTCAAGTGGTTTAACAGGAGAATCTGGTTCATCTGGTAGCTCAGGTTCAAGTGGCTCAAGTGGTTCATCTGGTTCAAGTGGTTCTTCTGGTTCTGATGGTTCTTCTGGCTCATCTGGCTCAAGTGGTTCATCTGGTACTGATGGTGCACAAGGTGTAGATGGAGACCCTGGTACAAGTGGTTCTTCGGGTTCGAGTGGGTCATCTGGTTCATCCGGTTCAAGTGGTACAAATGGTTCATCTGGCTCGAGTGGAACGAGTGGAACATCTGGTTCATCCGGTTCAAGTGGTACAAATGGTTCATCTGGCTCGAGTGGTACATCTGGTACCTCTGGTTCAAGCGGAAGTTCCGGTAGTAGTGGTTCGAGTGGTTCGAGTGGGTCATCTGGCTCAAGTGGTTCATCTGGTTCAAGTGGTACTGATGGTTCTGCTGGGTCTTCTGGTTCGAGTGGAAGTAGTGGTTCATCTGGTTCAAGTGGAAGCTCTGGTACATCTGGTAGTGGAGGAACAAGTGGATTACTTTCTCTAACCGGTAATACTGATAATGGTGTAATTACATTAAATGGTTCAGCACCAAATGCAACGGTTGAATCAAATCTTACTTTTGATGGAACAACCCTAAATATAACAGGTAATCTGAATGTAACGGGTACTCAAACAATTGTGAATACCGAAACTATTCAGTTGGCAGATAATATTATTACTCTTAATTCAAACTTCACATCAGGTACTCCTTCGGAAAATTCTGGTATTGAAGTTTTAAGAGGTTCTTCGGCAACAAAACAATTTTATTGGAAGGAATCAAATGATAGATGGTATGCGGATTCAACTTTAGAAACCGATGGTGGATTTCATGTAAAAGAGGGAATTTACTTCACAGGTAATAATCAAAGTACAATATATACTCCAACTGCAGACTCAATTAAATTTTCAACTTTAGGTGTTGGGGAAAGATACAATTTTGGGCCTACTGGTACAATGACCATATATGGTGACCAGATAATAAGAACAATAGGAGGAACTTTAACCATAGGAAATTATGGTGGTAGTGGAACTTTATCATTTAGAACTGCTGCCGTAGAAAGATTAGCAATTGCAGCAAATGGCGAAGCAACCTTTACTGGTGTTGTAAATGCAACTAAACTGAATACTGGACATGGTGATAATGAGTTGTACGCAATGGACCAAAATGTTCGTACAACCGATTCACCAACATTTGCTGGAATGACCTTAAATGGTACTTTAACTCTTGGTTCAAATGTAATTAATGATGTTGAGGACATTTATTTAAGAGACCGAATTTATCACGATGGTAATACGGGAACTTATATGCAATTCCATGCAACTGACCAATGGAGAATTGTAACTAATAACGTAGAACGATTAGAAGTAAATAACTCAGCAGTAAAAGTAAGTACCACATTAGATGTAACTGGAAGAATAACACCAGATACTCCTGCTGATTATGACCAAACTGCAGTAACATCTCTTACTAATGCACCAATTTACTACGATGAAGTAAATGTTGGTACAACTGACACATTCCTTCCAGCATTCCATATGAGAAGTAGATATACTTCTGGCTATAGAACTCATATGAATGTGGGTCTTTATAAACGGGCTTCTGCTTGGGGTGATAATGATACTGGTTTCTATATTGCATTGGGTGGTAATGATTCATATCCAACAAAATATTGGAAATTTACATATGGACATTCTATATACAATTCAGAGGGATATGTAACAACGCCTGGTTCATTTAGGTCTGATATATTCTATAATTGGACTGATACTACATATAGAATCGATGGTAATGGTAGTTCTATTTTAAGAGATTTGGAATTAAGAACCAATGGTTTAAGACTAGCAAGAAATTATACTAACAATGCTATTTGGTTTAATGGTGGAACTGATGCAAATCATGTTCTTTGGAATGATTACTATGGTGGCCCTGGTGGTAGAGGTGCTGCAGGTAGTGGTACATTAGATGGAATGAAGTGGAACACCCTACAAGGTTTACATATTAGAGGTGGTTCTGGTGGAGCATATGATATTGCTAAATTTTGGAATCCATCTTCATCTACTGCAAATGGTCATTATGTACAACTTTATGCAAATAATTCTGAAAAATTAAGAACTATATCAACGGGTGTTAGAGTTTATGGTGAATACCAAATTAATGATTCAAATACTCAATTAGAAGAAGGTAGTGGAAACTCATTAAGGGTTAGAACTAATAGTGGATATGTTGATATGGGCCCAATGAATGGTACATATGCTCATTTCCAAACTGATAGAGGAAACTTCTACTTTAATAAGAGAGTTCAGTTTGATGGAGGGATTCAGGCATATGATACATCTGACTATGCATACTTCCCAACTTATTATAACTGGACTGATACTGGTTATTATGGTGATTTTAATTCAACATCAAGATTAAATAGAATTAAAGTTTCTAATTTATACGGAAGTTCAGAAAGAAGATTTGTAAATCCAGAAGGTGGAACATCTACTTCAAATGCTGGAAGTACAACTGGTGCCATAAGAATTAGATTACCACAAAATAGAAGAAATTCTTCTACGATGTTGAGAATGACTATAAAAGTTTATGAATACTCAACTGGTAGAAGTTCAACTTTTGAAATTGGTGGATACAACTATGGACCAGGTAACTGGTATAACATATTTGCTACTCAATTAACTGATGCCGGTAGAAGTGCATTTACTATACGATGGGGTGATGATGGTAGTAGAGAATTTATCACAATTGGTGAAACAAATACAACTTGGTCTTACCCACAAGTTTACATAACTGAAGTACAAACAGGACATAGTGGATATTCTACAAACTGGGGTAGTGGTTGGAGTGTTGATTTTGTAACATCAATTAGTGGTGTTGAACAAACAAGAACAGCATCATTAGTTCTTACTACAAACAACACATCTAATACAGGTGACCTTTATGGTGGAAATGCATACTTCTATCGTTATTATGATAGAGATAATGCAGCATACTTCACAGAACCTGCCTCTATTTCATATATGCATGAACTACGGGTAGATGATTATATCAGACATAATGGTGACACAAACACCTATATCTTATTCGAAACAGATAGAATGTATTTGTATGCTGGTGGCAGAAGAATGATGGAAATGGATGAAGGTACTGACCCAGATATCCTTCAATTAGGTGATTCTGCTACAAGAACCGTAAATCAAGGACAATTAATAGTTGGTGATACAACAGTAAGATACTCATCTGGTGATAATACACCATTAGTATCTGGTTTAAATAGTAGTGTACTTCATGTTGATGGTTCTATTCAATTAAGAAATAATGCAGATGCATTGATAATTGGTAGAAGTACATCATCATTCTTCAAAGATGAAGAAATTGGCTTTGGATGGGGTGGTGGTTGGTACATGACCGAAGGTAGTTTGTTGAGAGTTAGAAATAATAAGATTGTTTACTCAACTAATAATGCAGACTTTGGAACATTCAGAAGATACAATAACACGGGATATTATCTAAATCCTGCTGCAGGAAATACAAGTGTTGCACTTAATACCAATGGTATTATTAATAGAATAGGTTTCCAAACATCTGGTGATGGTAATAACAATGCAGTTATTAAAGCACAAGATTATTCACATTGGATTTGGCAAACTGCAACAGATTGGGGTATTTTCTGGGCTGGAAATGATAACCCATATCGTTCATATTGGAGTTCTTCAAATCCAAATGAATTTGTGTTCATTGGTAATGGTAGTCTACGTGCTTCTATTGATTTAGATAATGGTAACACATATTTTGGAGGTCAAGTGAGGGCTTCAATTTATTATGACCATAACACTTCATATTATGTTGACCCAGCTGGAACATCTCGTTTAAATAATTTATTAGTAACTGGTAACAGAATTGGATTTATTAATACATCATATGATGCTGAAATTAGAGTTAACGATGGTAATCCAAATGGTGCTGGTGCAGAATTTGTTTTTTATGGTGATACTGGTTCTGGAAATGCTCAACTTACTGCTGAGGTGGGTAACTTCTATAATCAAGTTATAACACGAGCATTAACTGATACTGATAACTCTGCTTATAGAATCGAACCTAATAGTGATTCTCGATTAAATAATTTAAGAGTTGATGGTACTTTAGACTTAAATGGGCCAATTGTAGCAGAAGATTACATTGCATTAGATGACTTCTATACGGTTCCAATTAAATCTACAATGACTGCAAGTGGAACTCAAGCTCGTACATTTGAAATTGCTAGAATTTCAATGGACTGGAATGATTGGAACTCTACTGGTACTTTTGAAGTAGAATTACATGAAAGGTACTTTGGTAGAGGTTCTAAAAAGACCTATATGGTTTATTGGGGATACTATAATGGGTATCAAGCAAGATTAGTTGAAAATAGAACTTGGGGATATGATTATTATCGAGTAAGAATTGGTTCGCCTGTAACTATTAGTGGTGATATCAGATATGTACCAGTTTATGTTGATGTTAGATATTATGCACAAGTAGATGCAATTATTAGAACTAATAGAGATGTAACATTTACAGATAGTACACCAAGTCGTTCATGGGCGTATATTAACCAATCACCTGGTGCAACAAATATTTCAGATTTCTCACCTGATACCATCGCATACCCATCGATGGACAATGCAATTGCATCGAGTAGATATTACGATACAAATACTTCATATTTTGGAGATTTTGGCTCAGAAATCAGAATGCCATATCAGAATGGTGGTACAATGAGATTAAGAACCAATACCCATTGGGATAATCAATCTGGTATTGATTTAATTGGTGGTGCAGGTGAATTCAGAATGAGTTCCGATGTTGGTAACTTAAACTTGAGAGTTGATGGTTGGGGTATTTTCTATGATTATCTACAATCAAGAATATTCTATGATTTAGACAATAGTGGATATAGAGTAGACCCTCGTAATACATCAATAATGAGTGGTTTAAGGTTAGATGGTATTGATAACCAAGCTTCTGGTGATGATGCAATCTTATGGATTAACAAACCAAACAATAATGATTGGGGTATGATTGTTACTGGTAACTTGGATTACGGAATTGACCTTCGTATGGCAAGTAACCACACTTATGGTTTAAGATTGTTAAGTGGTGGTAGTGAATCTTTCCTACTAAATCATGATTACGCAAGACACAATTCTGATATGAGGTCTCCAATTTATTATGATTGGACTAATACAGGATATTATGTAAATCCAGATGGTTACTCAAATATGGGTGACATTAGAGGTACTGAAATCTACGCTAGAAACTGGTTTAGAAATGATAATAGTGGTGAAGGTTTATATAACCAAGCAACTGGAATGCATTGGTACTCAACTGGAAATAGAACTTGGAGATTATATGGTACTCAATCGACAGTTGAAATCAACATGGCTACTGCAGGTAATAATACCAGAGGTTATTTATATGCAACTAACTCCAATGAAATTGGTTTATTAGATTCTGGTGGAAGTTGGGCAATTAGACACCAAAATGATAATGGTACTTATTTCTATTCAGATAACGGTTCATTAGAGGCTCGGATTGGTATTGATACCGTTGGTGCATCTTATGGTACAATGCGTGTTGATAGAAGACTAAATGGTTGGTCTGGATATTCAATCGAAGGAAGATGGGTATTCATGCACGATGGTTCTTCTGCAGCTGGTCTCTATAATGATGTAAACAACGAATGGGCTGTCTTAATGTATAGAAACTCTTGGGTTGGTTTATACTACAATGGTTCAAGAAAAATAGAAACATATAGTGGTGGTGCTTACACCATTGGTGAACAAAGAGCTGATTTCTACCGTGATAGAAACAATAGTGGATATTATATGGACCCTTGGGGATTCATCAATTTTGGTAGAACAAGTGGGCCTGTAATGCAAATAACTAAAACAGGTTCAGGTGGTACAGCTGGAAATAGTGTAACCCTATTAGTTCGGAATCAGTATGGTAATCACTCTTGGGGTATTACCGGTGAATTTAGAACTGAAGGAAGTGGTGGTGGAGATAGACCTTCTATCTTATTCTCATCTGCAATGACCGGTACAACTTGGTCTGTTGGATATGGATATGCAGATGATAACTTTAGAATCAACCAAAACCACGGATATAGAAATGGTAGTTGGGGTACTGCTAGATTATTAATTGATACTGGTGGTAGAGTTTACAACTATGTAGAAACTCGTACTCCATTTATCTATGATAATAACGATACATACTATTATTGGGATGGAAATGGTACATCAAGAAGTAATGTATCACAAGCATTTAGATTTGCAAACAACTATGATGTATCATCAAATACGGAATTCGGATTATACTTCTCAAGTGGTAGAAGTACTGCATATGCTATTTATAGAGAAGGTGGTGGGTGGTCTTATAGATATCCTGATTTAAGGATTGCATTCCATACTGGTATTAAGTTTGGAGCAAACGCATCTTACAATGGTATGCGTTTCTACAACGATTACAATATGGCAACGCAGGTAATGTCTGTTAACAACTCAACTGACCCATTGGGTACAAACAATGTATATGTTAACTACAACCTACAAGCTGGAGATTCATTAAGAGCACCAGTTTTCTATGATTCAAATAATACTGGTTATTATTTCGATGGTGCATCTGGACACTCTACAAGATTTGAAGGTGCTAATGCTAGAACAATGGCATGGTTAGGTCAACCAGGTCATACGAGAGATAGTGGTGAATATTACAGAGCAAGACCAAGAATTACTGGTGATACTAACTATTGGACTGGTGCCTATGGTTGGGGTCGACAAGATTTCACAACTGCAGTTGCAGATTGGGGTTCAGGATTTATTGATACATGGTCCAATCCAGGTAACCAACCTTCGGGTACATCGCACTGGGTAGGTATTCAATCATATCACTATTCAAACGGTTCATCTCGTTATGGATGGCAAATGGTTGGTGGACCTATTACTAACTTGAGATTCCGTTCAACTTGGGGTGGATTCCGTGGTTGGAGAACTATTCCTGTTTTAGATGAAAACAATGGAAATGGTGGAGCAATGTATGCTGGTAGCTATTATGATGCAAACGATACTGGTTATTATTGTAATCCAAATGGTACATCACAACTTCGTTATGTATTAGCAAACGATTGGTTCAGACCTCAAGGTGCTACTGGTGTTTACTTCCAATCTTATGGATACGGACTTTGGGCAGTAGGTGCACAAGGTGGACAGTATGGTAATGTTTCTACTTATGGTGGAGGTGTTAATGGATGGGAAGGGTGGTCTATTTCTGGTAGAGCAGTGTTTATGCATAATGGTAGTTCTTCTACTGGTATCTACAATGATGTAAACAATGAGTGGATGATTTATGGTATTCATAACTCATACATGGAAATTGATTATAATGGTTCTTGGAAAGGTAGAGCTGAATCTTGGGGTTGGCGAGTTAATGGTGATATGAGAGCATCATCAAACGTAATCGCTTACTATTCTGATATGAGATTGAAGGATAAAGAAGGTGATATCGAAAATGCTCTTGAAAAAGTTGGTAAGTTAAATGGTTTCTATTATAGAAACAATAAAGAGGCTAACTTAATAGGATATGAAGGTAGAGAATTACAAGTAGGTTTATCTGCTCAGGATGTTAAATCAATTCTTCCTGAAATTGTAAAACCTGCTCCACTTGCTGAATCATTAGGATATGATTATATGACAATCCAATATGATAAGGTAGTACCTCTTTTAGTTAATGCAATTAATGAACAAAAAGAAATAGTAGATTCTCAAAAAGAAGAAATCGAATATTTAAAATCAGAACTCTCTGAAATGAAAGAGATGCTGAAACAATTATTAAAGAAATAATAAAAGATGGCAATAGAAAAAGAAATAGTTTTAAACAAATTAGATGTAAATGTACAAAATCCAAGTATGGAAGTTGTTAAAAGAGTATCATTTATTGAAGATGGGGAAGAAATCAATCGAAGTCATGCCCATACTCTTTATCAATTCAATAATGAAGACCACTTATATGCAAGTGAATCTGTATTTATTCAGACTATTTGGACAGAGGTATCAAGTAGTTTCGTAGAAACTTCTGGTAGTATATCTTAAATTTGTGTTTAAGAAACTTCGGTTATATTTATAAGTGATTATTTTGTGTTTAAGAAATAGTCTATATATTTATATATAAAAAAAAGGAAATAAAATGGCAGTAACTTATTCTTGGGGAATTACCCAAATGACTAAAAAAACAATAGGAGCGCATGAGAATGTTGTACTACATGCTAGATGGAAATGTACTGGTACTGAATCAACAACGGGTACAGAGGGAACATTTATTGGAGCTACTCCTATCGATTTTGACTCTGGTTCAGCTGATGAATTTGTAGCTTTTGGTGACTTAACCGAAGATTTAGTAATTGGCTGGGTACAAAATATAGTATCATCAAGTGCGGCAACTTCATATTGGAACCATATCTCTGAACAGATTCAAAAGAAAATTGATGAAATCGATGATGCAAGTGAAGAAGTTAGTACAGAAGACTTACCATGGTCAACAGGTTCGGTAACCCCAACACCTGAAGTATAATAATTGATGGTTTCAATATTTTAGTTATATTTATAGTAGTAATAACTAAATTGTTTATTTAATAAACGGAGATAATATGGCAGAAAGAATTGTATCACCTGGAGTATTTACGAGAGAAAATGACTTATCGTTTTTAGCACAAGGTGTAGGAGAAATCGGTGCAGCGTTTATTGGACCATTTAAACAAGGTCCTGCGTTTGTACCCACAGTAGTTCGAACTCAATCGGAGTTTGAAGAAAAATTTGGTACACCTGATGGTACTTACTATACAGAGTATGCAGTGCAGAATTATTTAAGAGAAGCTGGAACTGCAACAATCGTTAGAGTTGCAGGTGTAGGTGGTTATCAACAAGTTGCACCTATTGGTATTGCAACATCTGGTTCAAACGGATTTAAATTAATTTCAACACTTCATTCAACCGATAATGGTGATGCTGAAGTAGGATTTAGTGGATTTACTATTTCTGATTTAGCAGAAACTGGTTCATTTGTTGTTAGTGGTTCTGGTATTGGTGAAGTTTCTTCATCTATTTTACCTTCTGCTGGAAATGATGTAACTGATGTATTTGGAACATCTGCAAGAGGGCCAAAAGATGCATATGTATATTCTTACTTTGAAAATGCAGCTAGTGGTAGTGGAGACGCAAATGTAATTTCAGCAATCTCACTACCAACTCAAGACTTCACATATGATGCATCATCTGCAAATACACCATGGGTCAAATCACAATTAATCTCCGGTGAAAGATATGACTTATTTAGATTCCATACTTTAGGGCATGGAAATGGTGAAAATAGAAGATTTAAAGTTTCTATCTCTGGTGTTAAGGCAGCAGGTGAGGATGGTGGAACAGATTATTCAGTATTTACTGTAACAATTCGTTCATTCTCTGATACTGACAAGAGAAAAGTAGTATTAGAAACTTTTAATAATGTAAACCTTGACCCAGACTCTGCAAACTATATCGCAAGAGTAATTGGTGATAGATATTATACAGTTGATTCAAATGGTAAAATTACTGAAAATGGTGATTGGGTAAATAACTCATCATACATTAGAGTAGAAGTAGGTGCTCAAGGTTCTTACCCAGTATCTGCTGCTCCATTCGGACACGGTGCATATGAGTTACCTATCAAGGCAACTGATTCAAGTATTGTTCCAACTGTAACTTACCAAACAACTTCAAATGGAAATACAACTGGTAATCCTTATCAGTATGCTGGTATTAACTTTGAAACAACTGGTGTAAAGAAAGACAATTTAAATTATCTAAATCCGATTCCTGATGGTGCTGGAACTGGTTCAAATGTAGATTTTGGATTTGATTCTCAACTTTCATTAGAAATGACTGGTTCTGCAACTGAAGATATGGTTAAGAGACAATTTTCACTTGCATTCCAAGGTGGATTTGATGGTATGGCTCCTACAAGAGAAATTGCATTAGGAAGTTCAATCTCATCTGGTAATTCACAAGGATTTGATTTAACTGATTCTACTGCTAGTGGTTCAGTTGCATACAAGAAGGCAATCGATGCAATCTCAAATCAAGATGAGTATGATATTAACATGGTAGTAACACCTGGTATTGTAAGAAGATTACACCCAGCAGTAACTACTGATGTGATTGATATGGTAGAGGCAAGACAAGATGCATTCTTTATCTCTGACTTAACTGGAGTGAGTGATACAATTGCACAAGTAACTACTCAAGCTAACTCAATCGATTCGAACTATGTAGGTTCTTATTATCCTTGGGTTAAGACAGTAGATACAAATACTAACAAATTAATTTCAGTTCCACCTTCAGTATTGTTACCTGCAGTATTTGCTGCTAACGATGCAATTGCAGCTGAATGGTTTGCTCCTGCTGGTCTGAATAGAGGTGGTATTATTGGTGCAGTATCAGTATTGAATAGATTAACTCACTCTGAAAGAGATACTTTATATGAAAACAAAGTAAACCCAATTGCTTCATTCCCAGGACAAGGTATTGTTGCATTTGGACAAAAAACTCTACAAGATAAGGCTTCTGCATTAGATAGAATCAATGTAAGAAGATTGTTGATTGCAGTTAAGAAATTTGTTGCAAGTACTTCAAGATACTTGGTATTCGAACAAAACACTGCTCAAACAAGAGGTAGATTTATCAATACAGTACAACCTTATTTAGAGGGTATCCAACAAAGACAAGGATTGTATGCATTCAAAGTGGTTATGGATGAAACTAACAACACACCTGATGTAGTTGATAGAAACATACTTGCTGGACAGATTTTCTTACAACCTGCTAAGACTGCTGAATTCATCGTAATTGATTTCAACATCTTACCAACTGGGGCATCTTTCTCGGCATAAGATAAAAAAATGAACAACTAATATTTATTAGTATAAAAGGGAAAATAATAAAATGGCAGAAGTATTAGAATTTAACGAAATGTTCTTTACCAACTTCGAACCGAAGATGAAGAACAGATACATCATGGAGATTGATGGTATTCAGTCGTACTTAATTAAGGCAGCAAGTAGACCAGCTATCAATTTCGAAACTGTAAAGTTAGACCACATCAACACTTATAGAAAACTACAAGGTAAAGGTGAGTGGCAAGATATCGAAATTACTCTATATGACCCAATCGTTCCAAGTGGAGCACAACAAGTGATGGAATGGGTAAGATTAGGGTATGAATCTTTAACTGGTAGAAAAGGATATGCAGATTTCTACAAAAAAGATATCGATTTCTATATGTTAGGTCCAGTTGGTGATAAAATTGAACAATGGAAACTGAAAGGTGCTTTCATTGCTGCTGCTAATTTCAATGACTTGGCATTCGACTCTAATGACCCTGCTGAAATTTCACTAACATTGGCATACGATTACGCTGTGTTAGAGTTTTAAGATATTATCCACTACTATCTATATATTTGAAGAAGGTTCTCTTTGTGAGAACCTTTTTTCATTTTACAACTTTTTTATTTCCATATACTTATATATACAAACAAATAAAGGTTAATTATGAGCGAAAATAAATTCGATTTCCCAACCGAGGTAGTGGATTTACCATCAAAGGGATTAGTTTATCCAGAAGGACATCCTTTAAGAAAAGGAAATGTTGAAATTAAATACATGACTGCAAGAGAAGAAGATATTCTTGCATCTCAATCTTTAATTAAAAAGGGTATAGTTTTAGATAAACTATTTGAATCAGTTGTTGTAGAACCAGGTGTTGATATAAATGATATCTTTATCGGTGATAAAAATGCAATTCTTTTAGCAACAAGAGTAATGGGTTATGGTTCTGATTATGTTGTTGAGGTAACTGACCCATCTACATTAGAATTACAAAAAGTAACTATTGATTTATCAAAGGTAAAAACCAGAGATTTTAATGAAGAGTTACTCAATGGTGATAACCTATATAAGTTTACTTTACCAAAAAGTGGAACTGAATTAGAATTTAAACTTCTAACACATGGTGATGAGATTGAAATTAGTAAAGAAAACCAAGCATTAGCTAGATTATATAAAGGAAAGGGAGATGCTACATTTGATGTAACAACTCGTTTAAAGTATATGATTCAATCAGTAGATGGTAACCAAGATAGAGGATTCATTACTAAATGGGTACAAAATTCATTCCTAGCATTAGACACTAAAGCATTCAGAAAATTTGTGAAAGGGTTAAGTCCTGATATGGATTTAACATTCAACTTTGTTTCAGAGTTGACGGGTGAAGAGGAGGCACTCGATATCCCGTTTGGGGTATCGTTTTTTTACCCTTCCGAATGATTATAGTATCCAACTTCACAACCAAATTTGGGAGTTGGTTAACTTTGGTAACGGATTTACTTGGAGAGATGTTTACTTCATGCCTATACAATGGAGAAAGTTCTATTTCAATAAGTTATTAGAGTTAAAAAAGAAAGAAGCAGAAGAACATAAGAAAATAGAAAGAAAGTCAAAGGTGAGGGTTAGGAAATAATCCTCACTTTTTTTTTATCCAATATTTATAGTTGTATAAAACTATAAAGAGATTACCCATGTCAAAACAAAAAACAAACGAAGGTTTATTTGGTGCAGCCAAAAAGTTTTCTGATTCATTTTTTGATGGACTAAAATCCAATGCTACAAATCGAGCATTAAAACAGGCGGAAAAAAATAAAAAAGTTCCACCTCCAATCATTAAAAAAATGAAAGAAATCGATAAGTTAGCCAAAGAGCTAGAAGATGATTTAAAATATTACCAATAGTATACATTAGATGGCCTCAAGTGATGAAATAAAAAAATTAAAGGAAAACGTTGCAGCTGCCAAAGCTGAAATGGATAGACTATTAGGCACTGAAAACGAGCTTGGAAGGGCTAGGGTAAAGGGCACAAAAGAGTATAAAAACCAGGTAACAATATTAAAAGAAAACAACGAGCAATTAAAGGAAATACAAGCAAAGACTAAAATAATAGTAGATACTTTAATTCAACAAGAAGGTAAATTAAAAGGACTAACTGGTATACAGGCTTCATTAGTTGAATTAGATAGAAAGAGGCTAAATTCTCAACAAACATTAGGTTCGGTAACACAAGATAGTATTAATTCAGTTGCATCAGCAACACAAGAATTGTTATCAATGTCAGCTGAAGATGAAATAAGTAGAGCAAAAAAATTAGCAGATATAAATGACCAAATTGAACTATTAAGAGAAAATGAGGAGGTTAATCAAGATATAATAAATACTCTTGAACAGCAAAGAGATATTGCAGAAAGAATGTCTTCACTAACCGAAAAACAACAAGGTTATTTAAATAAACAACTTAAAGTATATGAGAGTATAAAAGACACCGTTGGTGGTATTTTTGATACAGCAGACCTACTATTATCAACAGGCCTTGGTAAATTAGGTGCTGTATTTATAGCAGGTGGAGCTGCTGGAAAGAAATTATTAGAAACTTCAAGACAATTAGGTAGTTCTTTATTAGATACTTCAAATATATCAACAACTTTATTTTCAACAATATTTCCAAATGCAGTTGAAACTACAAAATCTCTTTCAAAAGAATTTGGTGGATTAAGTGATGTATCAGCACTAACACAATTTAGAACTAATGCACTTGCTACAAATTTAGGAATAAGTGCAAGTGAGGCTGCTGGATTAACTGGTTCTTTTGCTAGATTAAATGATGGGTCTGCAAAAACAGCACAAAACTTAATTCAGTCTACTAAAAACCTTGCAGAACAAAATGGATTAGTTCCTGCTGATGTAATGGCTGATGTAGCAAATTCTGCTGAACAATTTGCATTATTTGGAAAAAATGGTGGTAAGAATATTGCTGAGGCTGCCATTGCTGCTAGTAAGTTGGGGGTTTCAATGCAACAAGTTTCTGGTATTGCTGATAACCTTTTAGATTTTGAAAATTCAATTAATGCAGAATTAGAACTTGGTGCAATGTTAGGTAGAAATATCAATTTAGATAGAGCCAGAGCATTAGCATATGAAGGAGATATAGGTGGTGCAGTTAGAGAAACACTTTCATCGTTAGGTGGTATAGAAGAATTCAATAAAATGGATTACTTCCAAAAGAAACAAACCGCAGCATTATTAGGTGTATCTGTTGCAGAATTCCAAAAAATGGCTGACAATGCAGATAAATTAGGTAAAAATGGAGAAATAACAGTAACTAATTATGAAAAATTTGCAAACACTGCAAAATCAGTAGGTTCACAACTATTTAGTGGAATGCAAGCAATGGGCAGTATGGCTATTGCAGCAGGTCAAATGGGTATTAATCTTAAAAGTAGTGGTGGTATATTACAAAAATTTAAATCATACTTTGGTAAAGGACCGAAAGGTCCACTTAAAGCTGATGGTACACCTGATATGAGATTTAAGAGTAATAAAACTGCCCCAATGAAATCCTTATCAGATAAAGCAAATCCAGCTTCTAAAGGTGGAATGATGGATTCTATGTCTAAAATCAATATGAATGCAGTTCTTAAAGGTGCTGCAGCAATGGTAATTGTAGCTGGTGCTGTATTTGTATTTGGAAAAGCAGTACAAGAATTTATGAAGGTTAGTTGGGAAGCAGTTGGAATGGCGGTGGTATCGATGTTATCTTTAGTTGGTGCTGTTGCCCTATTGGGTGCTATTATGATGAGTGGAGTTGGTGCAGTAGCAATTTTAGCTGGAGCAGCAGCAATGTTAGTAATAGCGGCATCAGTATTGGTATTAGGACATGCACTTCAAGCGATAGGAACTGGATTTGAAATGATGGCTAGTGGTATCGGAACTTTAATGCCACAATTAATGTCTGTAGCTACAACAATTAGTGGATTAGTACTATTAATCCCAGCAATAGCATTATTATCATATTCATTAATGGGGTTATCAGCTTCGTTAATAGCATTGGGTGTAGCTGGAGTTCTTGCCGCACCAGGATTAATGGCTTTGTCAGTAGTTGGTACTGTTGCAACTGGGTTAAATTCATTATTAGGTGGTGATGGTGGTGGTGGTGAAGACCGCGAACTATTAACTGAAATTCAAGGGTTACGAAACGATTTAACCAATGGTAAAGTTGCAGTTTATATGGATGGACAAAAAGTTGCATCAACCTTATCAAAGGTCTATGATAAAATAGGAAGTAATTCATACGCAGTATAACTATGCCTACATTAGAAGAATTATTTAAAAGTAAACAATTAGAAAGTCAAGGTGGTAAAACTGCCCAAGAGGTCTATGCGATTAGAAATGGTAATAATATACCATTATCATCCAATTCTCCTGTAATTAATGCTACTACAATGAAAGCTGTTAATTTATTAAGGCGTAATAATGGTAGTACATTAAGAGAACGAGTATTTGAACAAGAGACAACAGGTATTAGAATATTAGGTACACTTTCACAACCCCTATTGTATGGGCCTGAATTAGGTAGAATGGTATTAAGAGAAACCTTACCATTATCAGAGATGAAAGCAGAAACATCTGGTGTACTTCCATCAGGTCCTATTGGTAAGGTATTTAAGTCAGTTAGAACTTTTGCTACCAAAACATTAGGCATACCATCTCTTGCAACACCTACATTCACAAAAAACTTTTCAGACCCTACAAAGGGTAGTTTGGAAACAACAAATAGTATTCAAAAAGATTACCAAGGTGTATTACAAAATATTAAAGATAGTTCACAAGGAAGTCTTTTAGGTAGATTGTTAAAAGGTGGAATTGGTTCACTAACTGACCCAAATCAATTAGGTTCTAAAGTAATTGGTGAAGCAATGAAATTTGGGAAAGGTTTATTGAGAGATAAATTAGTAGGAGGTGGAAATGCCCCATCACAAAATAATTATGATTTTGACAATTTTCCAGGTTTTGCAAACGGAGTTAAAATAGTAAGAAATTATGGGTCAAACACACAAAATAATTTATTAAGTGCTACAAGTGCAGGAACATCTTTAACTACATTTAATAGTTCACTTCCAAACTTTGTTAGTGATTCTGGTAAATTTTTTGATGCAGGAGGTTCATCATATTCATCTTTCTTTAAACCAAGTATAACAACTGTTGAAACTAAAAATTTTGGAATTTTAGGTAAGGAAACAAGTACATTTGCATTACCAAGTAAATTTGTACAAAAATCTGATGATGCCGAAGAAAATAGAGAATTTGGATTATTAAAAAATTCTCCATTTCCAGATATTGAATTAAATAAACAAATAAACAGAGCAGGAAAATTATCAAAAGGTCAAATTGAAAAAAGAAAACAAAATTTAGATAATTTTTCTAAAAATAAAAATAATGAATCATCTTATGGTATTGCTGTAAATACGAGTGGTGTTTATAAAGAATCAGATGGTTTAAATATAGATAATACACCAATAGATGAACTTGATACAGTACCTCTTAAATTTACTTCTATACATAGAGGTAGGTCAGTTAATTTTTTATCAACAATAACTGGTTTAACCGAAACACTTTCACCATCATGGGATAGTGGTAAATTTATTGGTTCACCATTTAGTTACTACACATATAGTGGAATTGAAAGAAGTGTTTCATTTAACTTTAAAGTATTTTCTTTAAATGCAGAAGAGCACAAGGCAGGGTGGGATAAAATAAATTTTTTAAATACATTAGTTTTCCCACAAGGATTTTATTCGGAATCATCTGCAATAGTTCCACCATTTATTAAATTTACGATGGGTGATTTATATAAAGGTAAGTTTGCATTTATAGAATCATTATCACATACATGGTCAGAATCTACACCTTGGGAAATAAATAAAAAAGTAGATTCTATATCAAATGAAGGTGTAGATATGGAAGGCTATAGATTACCTATGATTACTGATGTTTCCATTACAATTAAATTTTTGGAAAGTAGAAGTACAACTCAAGGTAGAAGATTATATTCATTTACACCACAAACAAGTTAATAATGGCAAGTAGATATCAAAATAATAAAACAAAAAAATTAAATGATGGGAGAACTGTATATACTTCTAAAATATATCCAGAAATTCCATTAAGAGATGATGATATTTATGTTGCTAGCGAAACTGGTGATAGATTAGATACACTTGCATATCAATATTACAGAGATGCATCTTTGTGGTGGATAATTGCTGCAGCAAACAATATTCATAATGCACCATTTGGATTAAAAGATGGAACAATATTAAGAATTCCACAAAACTATATTGAGATAAATAATAATTTTAAATAATAGGTTATGTCAACATTTCCTAAATTTTCAAATATATCTGATTATATTCGTACAAAACTCAAAAATAGAAGAGGTAGCGTATATAATATATCTAAATTAAATCCATGGGTTAGGATTACATCTGGCACCGGTCCTGGTGGTCTTGTTCTATTATCAAATCCTAATTATGATTTATTTAAAGCAGCAGGAAGTGCAACTAATGGAATATATGGTAATGACAAACTATCAGGTACAGTTGGAACTACATGGGGTGGTGCATCTATAAATGCAAATGAGGGGCAAGGATATAGGCCATCTCCAATTGTTTCATCATTAGAAATTGATGAAGGTACTGGTAATTTATCAAGAAAGGCATCTTTTACAATTACTGCATACTCAAAAGAACAAATGGAAACTTTGAGTAAATACTTTTTAGAACCAGGTTATTCTATGTTTATAGAATGGGGTTGGAATACCGATGCTGGAGTAAGTGGATTACAGCAGTTAACTGCAGAGAATATTGCAAAATATCAAACATTCTCAAATACAAATGCAATAAGAGAAAGTTCTGAAGGAGAGTATGATAACTATTTAGGATTTATGACAGGTGGTGGTATTACTTTAAATGGTGATACTTGGAATATAAATGTAAAATGTTCAGGTTATGTTGAATTACCTGCATATCTTTTAGCAAGTGAATCTGGTGAACAAAACTCTAATGAAGATGCAACACTTGTTAGTGCACCATCCTATGGAACACAGAAAATTAGAATAAGTGAATTTAGTAATAATAAAGATGAATACTTTAAGTCAAGGTGGATGAAGGCATTTAATGACTTACCAAAAACCAGAAGAACTGAAAGAAT